GTGATACACCAACAGCGCAAACTGTAGGGAAGATTGTCGGATTCACAGGCTTTGACGGAGAGGCAGCGGATATTGATGTTACTACATTCGCATCTTCTGCTAAAGAGTTTTGTCAGGGTCTACAGGATTTTGGTAACATTTCATTCGAAGTTATTAGAGACTATGACGATGTTGGGCAGGCTGCATTGTTGGATGCATTAAATGACCAGGAAGCAAGAGAGATGGTTATCACGTTGCCTAGCGGCACATTAAACACTATCACGTTGCAAGCATATGTCAAATCCTTCAGTTCAGATGCATCTAATAGTGATGATGTTGTTCGTGGTACAGTAAACTTGAAAATCACTGGTTTACCTGTTCTCTCAACTGTATAATTGGAGTAAATAATGGCATTACTTAGTAAAGAACAAATCCTAAATGTAGATGACAAGAAGACGGAATTGGTCGAAGTTCCTGAGTGGGGAGGTGAAGTATGTATCGCCACCATGTCAGGAGCAGCTAAGGATAGATTTGAGGCTAGCTGTATGGGGCCAAATGGAACCGCAAACATGCAAAACATAAGGGCAAGGCTAGTGGCTGCTTGTCTAGTGGACGATAAAGGAAATCTCATGTTCAGTGAGAAAGAAATAGGGAAACTAGGCCAGAAGTCAGCAGCAGCACTTGACAGAGTGTTTGAGGCAGCTCAGAGACTTAATGCCGTTACACAACAAGACGTCGAGGACTTAGCAAAAAACTAATGGCCCGTGGGTCTAGGATATATTATTTTAGACTCGCGGAACGATTAGGAAAAACTGTTAAGCAGTTATTGAATGAGATTGATGCACACGAACTAGCTGAATGGATGGCTTATGATATGACCCAGGATGAGGATTGGGTTAAAGACTTTAAAGCCAAGAACATGTCAGATGAGCAACGAAGTGCTGAAATGCGTAAATTATTTGGATTCTAAATATGGCAACAATATCAAACATTGTAGTGGAGATATCAGCAAAGACTCAGAAGCTGCAACAAGGCATAAGGAGGGCATCAGCTGCTATCTCTGATTTTGCAAAAAAAGCCGCCGCAATAGGTACGGCGGTATCAGTTGCTGTTGGTGTGCTGGCTGTGGCTGCTTTCAGAAAACTATACTCTGCAATAGTAGATACAGCCGAGCAATTAGATGCCACTATAAAAGTAGCTAGTAATTTGGGGATTGCTACAGCAGAATTACAAAAATTACAGTTTCAGGCTGAGCAGTCGGGGATAAGCAGTGAGCAACTAACTCGTTCTATGCAGCAGCTATTAAGGGTTACTGGTGAGGCTAACCTTGGAAGCAAGAGGGCGGCGGCTGCCTTTGAGGACTTAGGGCTTTCATTGAGAGACATTAGAGACTTAGACCCAGGACAGTTATTTGGGCTGGTCATAGATAAACTTAAAGAGGTTAAGTCAACAGCTGTTCAAGCGGCGACAGCTAATGTTCTGTTCGGTCGTAACTGGCTAAGTGTACTAAACCTGGTTAGAAGCGATTTAGACGCTACAGGCAAGCAGTTTGATGCATTGGGGGTAGCAATCACACAGCAACAATCAAAAGCAGTGGAGGCTTTCAATGACGCCAGAAACCGCTTGTCCAAGATATGGGATAGTTTCTTTGTGCAGTTGACAGCGCAGACCTCTGGGGCTTTCGCTGAACTACTATCGTGGATAGAGCAGGCCATTATTAAGCTGGGCGGAATGAAGAAGGCGGCAGAGCTGGCAGCATCGTTTATGCTTAGTGGAATACAGTCCGTTGTGGTGGCGTTCTCTCAGCTATTAACTATTATAAATGATATAGAAATAGGGTTAAAGAGACTGGAGATTGCAGCACTTAAGACTCGTCAGCTTGGACAGGCACTTAAAGCGACATTCGGCGGCATATTCATTGACACAGAAAATGCAGCAGGTGAGCAGGCGGCGGCAGCAGTACTTCAAGCAGAGAAAGAACTTAATGCACTATTTAAAAAAGAAAGCCTTATCCTTGACAGTCCCCTAGCTAAGGGCCTTAAGAAGTTCAAAGAAGAGTTGGAAGCTCCTAAGTCCTTTATACCTTCAATAGCAGATTTTGTAAAAGAAAACACATCGGCAAACCTTATTGATGTTAAAAAGCTAGACGAAGCACAGGCTAAGACCAATAAGAAGACAGATAAATATAAAGAGAAATTAAAGAAGGTAAACGAGGAGCTTAAGAAGGCCAATATGATGGTTAGGCAGCTACAGCGCGGACAGAGTTCTGTTTCTTCAGCTGGAGGCACCTCGTTCTCTCAAGGCATAACGGCATTGTCTGAGATTCTATCTAAAGCTAATGACCCAAATAGAAGCACATTCGAACGCTCAGCTCAACAACGTTTATTTGATAGAAGTAGATTACAGTTTGCTGGAGCAGGGTCTGGGTTTGACCAAAGAAGAGAACAACAGAAGCTAGAAGTAGTTATAACAACAGATGAAGCTGGAATAATAACCCCAGTCGTAAAATCAGAGCAGCTCAATCAACAAGTTGTTACTGTAGTTACACGCACAATAAATCAACAATCAAGAATTAACGATAGGTAACCAGTATGGCATCATCATTTCAATTATGGACTGACGCAGGGCAAACAACGCCTTTCGGAGGAACATTACAAGTAACACATGAGACAGACTTATCCGATAACCCACAGGATTTTGTTTACTACTTCGGAAGTAATGCCACGGGCACTAAATTAGAAGCTGTCAGCAATCCAGGGGTTGACCAAATAACTATAACTCCTACGAATAACCTTCCTGCATGGGCGGCTACTACAGCATATAGCCTTGGGGATAGAGTAGAGCCTACAACACCTAATACATATGTTTATGAGGTTACGACGGCTGGAATATCGAGTGGCACAGAGCCTGCTTCTTGGCCCACTACAGTCGGCTCCACAGTGGTAGACGGTACTATTGTCTGGACCTGCATAGCCAATAGGCATGAGCTTACAGAGATTAAGCTGGCTACATCATCAGGAGGATTATCGGCGGCAACCCCAGGAGCAGCCCTAGATATAGGAACAACTATATTGAGTGGCTCAGCTAACCAAGTAGAAATACACATCAGGGTAACTAATGCTGTTACACAGGTGACAAGCAACGCAGGGAACGAGGCTATAACTCTGAATATTAATAACTCACAAGAGACGGCGCAATAACATGGCTATACAAAAATATACAAATAATGCCACAGACACCTTAAATGGGGCCATCACTAACGTTCAAACAACAATAACCTTGAATGATGCTAGTGAGTTCCCATCTATTGGAGCGGGTGAGCAGTATTATGCAACAATCACAGATGGTACAAATATAGAGATTGTTTTAGTTACAGACGATTCTAGCACACCTACTTTAACAGTTATTAGAGGACAGCAGGGGACTACGGCTCAAGCTTGGGCTGACGGTACAACAGTCTCCCATAGATATACGGCAGCTGATGGAGATAACTGGACACAAAGAGAGGACACAGGCACAATAGATTGGAGTGGGGCAACATCTTTTGCAATACCAGCTGACGCAGCCCCCACGGTTAATGCGTCTGGGCAGGTTGCCCTAGACACCACTATAACAGACCACACCGGTTTGACTACATATTATGATGGTGTAGAACAACTATATCATATTGCGGTGCCTATCGCTAAATTAGGGGCAACAAATGGACATGTAATTAGATATAACGCTGCTGACAATGAGTTTGAGACAGGGGAAAAGCCTTTCATTGGATTTAGGGGCAAGCGGTCATCTAACCAAAGTATCCCAAATAATGCATTCACTAAAATAGAGATAGATAGTGAAACCTACGATGTAGGAAGTAATTATGATAACACAACTACCTATAGGTTTACTCCCGATAAAGCAGGCTATTACATAATACAAGGCAAGCTTACATATACATCAGCAGCTGCTAGCTCATTTATGAGTTGCTACTTTTATAAAAATGGCTCTTCTTATAGTTTTTTCAAGCAAGGGAATAATGGTACAGGGGAGCAGTCAGTGGCCCATCATGATGTTGTATATTTAAATGGGTCTACTGATTACGTTGAATTATGGACTATACATAATTTTGGCGTTGCCACCGATGTTAATTCATTTACAGATTTTAGTGTATCTTATATAGGGGAGGAAGTAGCATGACATTAGCAGATATCTTAACCTGTCTTTATCCTAATGCTGATTTCTCATTAGATATTCGTATTGAAGACGACGGAAAGGGCCAACAAATTGCGCATTGGAATACTGATTTATATGGACCTCAGCCCACAGAGCAAGAGTTGTTAAATCAGATACCTAACCTACAAATAGTCTTTCTTCAAAAACAGATTGAACAAAAGTTAAGGGAGCTTATTGAGACAAAGCCGCTAGAGCGTGGGTATGATAGTTTGATGACCCTCACTAGCTACGTGACTAGCGGAAATGCGCAATGGAAAGCTGAAGCGGACGCTTTTATTGCTTGGAGGGATTCTGTTTTTGACCATGCTTACCAAACATTAGCAGATGCACAAGCAGAACTAATCCCACTACCTAGTCTTGAGGATTTCATGGCGGGAATGCCAACACTAACATGGCCTTAAACTATGACAATTAATTCGTTTGAAATAAATGGAGCCGAGATAAATGGCTCTGGAATAATTGCAACTCTTGACGGAGCGTTGGTTACGGTACAACAAGAAGTGAGAGTCCTCCTAGAAGGGGAGCTGCTAGCATTTGAGCAGACAGTTGAGTTAAGGGAAACAATTAGTGGAGAGTTAGTCCTTGTTGAGCAGAGCGTAGAAGGCTCCATAGACGGAACGTTAGTTGTTGTTAGCCAGACAGTGCGGGACTCAGCTCAGAAGACTAAGCTAGAGCGTAGAAAGTATGATTGTCAAGTGTTCCTAGACGGCTACCAAATTCCAGAGAACCAGCTAACAGATAGGCTAACCGTCGAGTTTAATGAGGATGCAGCTGCCGTTGCTAACCTTGTATTACGCCCAGGAGCAGGAGTACAAGACCTTAGCTTCTATTACGGTAAAACTATAAAGATTAACCTGACCAAGCCCAGTGGGAGTGTTACTAGAGTATTCACAGGTGTTGTGGATATTGTTGACTTCAATGTCTTAGAGAATAAGACACTACTACAATGCACAGATAGACGTAAAGAGCTGCTAGAAGCAATACCGTCACCACAAAGTAAGTTTGGAACTGGATATGATGTTTCTCTCATAGAGTCACTACAAGGGTCAAATTCTGAGATTATATCAAAACTTCTTCCCTATGCTCCCTTCGCATTAGACTTTGATGCATATAATCAGTATCATTATACATCATGGACTCCTAAAGCCACTGCGGATATCTCTCTAAGTGCTTCGCAGGTGTATAGGCGTGAGCCATCAGTGGATTTGGTGTTTAGAGGCAGAATAATAAATCAAGTAAACATTGAGTACACATATACACATAAGAGGCTTCACAATGCTAAGGTACGGCGAGGCGTAACAGCTAACCAAGACAATTGGGGTGATACCCTAAGAACAGGAAAGACCATGCTGTCTAGGGAAACAGTTAATGCTGTGACAAGCGGTGGAGGCTGGGTCTTAGCTGGTTCTGTTGACTTCACTCCTTTGCCTGCTCCTGGGTGGTATGGAGGCAGAGCATGGATTGGAGACGCACAGGTATCGCAGACAACTAACACAGGGGCCACAGCGTCCGGCAGTGCCATTAGAAGGACTACAGCTAGGGCTACCTATGAGGCTAATGGAAGTCACTGTCTGAGAGCAGAATGGGACGTTTATAAGCGATGGACCCAGGATATACAAAAGAGATATGTACTAACTGTTACAGCTCCTACAAGTCAGTCATTATTCGGGGCAGTTGATAGGGACGCTAGTTACTCTGTTACTGACAGTTATGATGCCACACGGTGGACAGACTTCCCCTCTGCCACTAATAACTACAACACTGGAACAGGTCAAACACTTAACGTGGGGGCTGCTGGCTCTTTTGATGTTAAGCCAGATGAGCCGCTATCCCTCTCCAATCTGCAAGCCGCTATCGTTAAGGCTCAGGTATCTATTCTTAATTCACATAGGGATAACACCGTAGGATTTGAGATACCATTATTGCCAGAGGTGCAATTATATCACACCATGGAAGTTACAACATCTAAGATACAGGCAAAGGGTAAGGTGTTTAAGTATATACACACAGTAGACTTTAAGAGCAGCGAGTCTTTTACAGAGGTTGAGTTTAAGTTCTATGGCCTAGGAGATGGTGGCAGTACAACACCTGAAACACCTCCGTCAATAGACACTACAAGATTGATAAGCTATCCAGGCTCAGAGGTGTACGGCTCACGATATGGGGTTAAGCCAAGCACTAACGTGGATAATGTAGCCCCAGGGTTTTACGGCAATAAATATGTGTCTGGCGTTTACACAACAATAGAGCCTCAGCTAATTATACAATACCCACAGATTGCAGCAGGCCTAACAGATGGTAGACAATATTCTGGCTCTGCTTCCTATAACCTTGAGATTCCTACAAATACATTGGTGATTACATATGACGAAGTTTGCGGATGATATACGACGAATAGTTGGTGTAGATGAAGATACAGCCACAGCACCAGGATTGCCAGGAGTAGGTGGTCAGCCTGCGGTTAAGGTTGTTGCAAAACAAGGAGCTGGGGGGCTTACGGTCAGCACTATAGCTAGTCAAGACGATAATAATGAGCAGCTAGGGCTTGATAAGAAGGGCGACTCTGAGGAAGATAGAGATGCAGAGAGCGAAGCAGAGGGCCAAGATAGGGGAGATAAGCCTAACAGCAAGAGTAAGACATCAGGCGTTGTTGATGCAGATAAGGTTATAGACAATGAAGGAGGCCCAGACGCTAAAGAGGATGCCCCCGATGTGTTTAGTGGAAGCTCCTTTAGTGCTGGCACATTAACAGGGATTAACGCCGTAGACTGTGCTACAGGAAAGACAGTTAATATCAGGCTAGATGGTCTACATGTTCCCCCTGATGCAACAACATGGACAGATGGAACACCTAAGACTTCGGAATGGCAAGACCCCAATGTTCCGCCAGCTGTTCCAGGGTTTGAATTAGGCTTTAAGTGGTCAAGTGCTACTACTGTACCATATGATGAAGCTACCCCATATAACATGGACGGCCTAGGGGCTGCTATTGTTGGGCAGAACTTAGGGGCCTCTGGTCAGACTGGAGGTCCTGGGACATTGTATGGACCTAATACATTCGGTAACTACTATCTGTTTCAATCGTATATAGCCATATCACAGACACAATTTGATGTAGAGATGATACAGACTGATATGTCAGGAACTCCAATAGCGCCAGCATTTATTGCGTTTAATGTAACACGGTCGGCCTGTACGCCTGGCTCTGGTCCATCCTGCCCATTAACAGCTCCAACAGAAACAACATGGCCTGAAGACGACACTATCTCATTAACGTATGAAGGCGGCACATATGTCACTAATCAGTATGATACAGACCCTACACCAGCGTACACAGGACAAGAGAACAGTGCTGTAGATTTTTGTATGGATGGTGGAAGAACAGGAAGGATAGAGGCAGGAATAAATGGGGGACATATTTTGTATGAGACTTCTGGAGGTGCTCCCACTGGAACGGCTAGATACTTCAATAACCGTGGGGAGCTTACAGGATTTAGTGATGCTGCTAGTATTGACTTTTATAGGCCCAAGGACCCGTCTTAATCGAAGTATTGATGAAAGTCATCTCTTCCTTCATACTCTACTTTATCAATTAAGTCCTCACCATAACCACAGCCCCTAGCAAACTCTAAGAACAAAGTAAGCAGCTGTGGAAATGTTACATCAACAGAGTCTACAGTTGCCGTCTTTCTTGCTCCATGCCCATCCTTTATAAACTCGAAGTATTCATATTTCTTATTCACTGTATCTCTCCTTCAAGTAATCTAAACTTATGAACATGGGGTCAAAGCTGCCATTGTTTACTCTATGCAGCATAATAACCCCTCGCCAATGCTGGTTACCCTGTGGACCTTTGTACCCTTCATCGTGCAAGTAACATGCTCCTGCTACAATCCCCCATTGCTGTTGACCTGTTACTAGGTGTCTTGTTGCTACTTCTAGCTTCTGTGCATGCCCAACAACGAATGAGTGTCCTACGTTTTTAAGAACTGTTGCAGCCTGTCCTCCGTAAGGTCTGCCGCTCATAGGGTTTGACATATAATGTGTGTAACATACCCCATCTACAAAGGCAGGTTCTAGGAAATCATACACTTCCCAATCATCGTATGGAAGGTCATGATACCCAATAACCCCATCAAGCTCAGGAGAAGCTTCACATGCCCTTAAAATCCTTTCCTCATGGTTTCCTAAGGTAAGTACCATTCGTGGCTTGTAGCGTGCTTTATGGTTGGCCTTGGCCTTATCGTTATATGCCCTAAGAGGACCTAATAATTTATTCATGGCCTCACATGCAGCCGCTATGTCTTTCTTGTATCTTCTTCCTTCAAAACTTTTCTTTCCTTTGTCGTAGCTAGATAGGCTTGGCATATCAGCAAAGTCACCAATGTTAACGATAACATCCGGCTTCTTGTCGACAATAAACTTACCTATCCACTCTAAGTGTTCCATTGGCACACCTTCTTTAGCCTGCACATCTGGAATGAACAAGTGCTTAGTCATTATCTGCTCCTAGAACTCTTAATAGATTAGCCTTCTTTCCGTAATAAGTAAGTACGTCGATTCTTCCCATACACAAGTCATGATACAGCACCTTCAATGTGTGCTCTAGTAGCATCTTCATACGTTCTTCAACATTCATAGTCTCTCCCAGTGTGTGGCAGCCTGTAACAGATGCCATCGGTTAATATGTCGCTATCCTTGTCCTCTCTCCATCTTTCGTATGCGTCGTCCTCTTGGTCTCCCTCGTCCCAGTAATCGTCGCTTAGATAGTCGTCTTCCGTTATTGGCACTGCTTGTAGTTCTCCGTAACAATCCAGTACATACTTTTTTGGGGTGTCTTCCTCCTCCTTGATAGTCTCTTGTATCTCTTCTTCGGGTATCTCTGCCGTAAAGTTCTTAACATCTGTAACCCAATCTCCAAACTCTTTCATGATATCTCCTTCAATAACTCTGGGTTCTCATATATGTTTCCCAACACCTTATGACTGCTTTGGTAAGGTACTCTGATGCCGTGGAGTATTCCAACCACTTCTCCGCCACCAATAGCCACAACATATGAGCCAGAATCGTTGGAATATTCGACTACACCACTAAATCCGACGTTGCCACTAGACCCAGCATATGTTGTGTATTCGTCGCACAATACTTTTACTATATCCCCCTCGTATATCTCTTTACCGTTTTTATCCTTAAGTCCTGTGTGTTGCATGGCAACTGTGTCACGGTCAGCTTCATCCAGTGTATCGAAGCAAGACTCGTCTCCGTCTTTATCGGATATATAGTCCCTATCTGCATGGTATACCATGCCATTACCTCCCACTAGGTAGCCGTCATACCCATCATAACAAGAGTAAATCATTCTAACACCATTCCATATTCTAAACTTAATATCTCTCATAGTTATCTCCTAGTCACACCACTGATCTATTGCTGGATACTTAAATGGCCCTTTACCCACCAGCTTAGTGATGTTATTCCATGCCTCTGACTTTCTTCTAGGCTCTGCTTCCCACTGTCTTTTATGCGCAAACCTAAGCAACTTATCTGTTAACTCCTGGTTTTTAGAGTTAAATTTAACACTCCATGTTGATAGTCTGGGATTATCCTCACATGGAGTGAACTCTGACTTAGCTCCTTCCCAGTAATGGGATACTGCTTTGTCATCCCAATACTCGTAGGCTTTTAGTAGCATACCTCCAGCAGCCATGCACTTACGTCCATACTTCTCGGAGTTTAGACAATGACCATTCTCCCCTACATACTTACCTACATGCACTAAAGACTCGCCGAACAACCTAATAGACGACTCTGAAGACCACAGGTCAAAGTCTATAGTTTGCTTCGCGAAGAACTCTAGTTTAATAATAAACCCACGCATGTAATTCTCATGGTATGTGCTTAGCTCTTTCCTGTTAAAGTAGTCAAAGAAGTTATCAATCTTATCTGCTAGCTTCTCTATTGGCTTCTTATCCTTGGCCCTGAATACACCTTCTGTTATTAACACATAAGCATATTTGCTTACATATTGATGAAGGTCAAGCCGTACCTTGTCTCTTTGCTGCTCATAGTCAATACATGTTTCTATCATTTGCTGTTTAAACATCTCTACGGTGTCAGGTTCTTCCTCTAACATAATCATTCTAGTGAGGGATGATATACACGCCCCATACCACTGATTTAGTCGCTTACCTTTCTTGCGTAGTTTAGCCAGCTCAACATCAACATATTCCTCAATCTTATCTATGTTATACATTGTCATAGCCCACCTACTCAGTTTCTTCATTTAATGTTCCCTCCTCTGCTGCTCTCTGCAATGCTATGCCTGTGACAATAGCTATCTTAACTTGGTCTTGTATGTTTTTAGGAACATACTTAAACTCTTCTGCGGTTATAAATGTTTCTCTTGTTAGTCTCTGGGTATCGAAGTGCTCAACAACACTCCGGATTAAGTCATCATCTAGGGTGAACTCAACATCCACCATGTTCTCGTCGTCTGCCTCTCCAACATCGGTAATGGTCATTGTGTCAGTCATTTATTTCTCCTTTGTATAATCCGATAGGCGCACATACGTTAGGGTGGCCCATCCTCTATCCTCACACCTTGCTACTACACTGCCACTTGTTGTGACCCCTAACAGTGGTGTCCCATTCGCCAGTAACTCTATGCACCCGTCCCCATCGATGCCCAATTCCCACTTTATTACTTCCGTCTTTTCTTTTCCTTCAATCTCGAATCTCATTTCTTTCTCCTTGCAATCTCTGCCTTACGTTCCTTGGCTTCTTCAAATGTGTATCCATATCTCTCTGCGTATGTCTTTATCCTGTGACAAGGCTTACATATTAATTGTAGACCTTCCCAGCCAGTTGTCAAGAGGTTTTTCGTATAATCATGAATATGTTCTAGTTCTGTGAATGGAGGGTTAGGTATTATGTGGTCAACTTCCACATCTGCGGACCTCTTCCATTCTTCACAAACAGCACACTGATTATGCCACACTTCTCTTCCTTTCTCATTTGGCAGCTTCTTTCTATGTCTATTCTTTAGTTCTGTCTTTGCTGGATGCCTACTCCATAATCTCCGTAAACCGCCCCTAATCCAATTAAGGAACTGTGCTTTGCTCTTCCATGGGGTGTACTCTTCGTCCCATAGGTTCATTGTTTTTCCTTCTCTAAGTATTCCCCTAAGTTGCTTAATACTTGGTGCGCCCATGCTAACAGCCCTATAAACGACTCCGCCTTACATGTGTGGCCTTCTTCAGTGTCCATGATGGGGCAGTACTTAGATGTCTTAGTATCCACTAAAGATAAAACAACACCATCTGGCTGTGTTATTAGGCGAACCTCATAATCCTGATTGCCAAGTATAGAAGAAATATCTTTTTGTAGTTGTTCTGGTATCATTATTTCTCCTTCTCTAGTTCTGTCATTGTTGCTAGCGACTGTATGGTCTCCTTAGCTGACTTAGATAAAAACTTATGCATATAGCATAGCTGTATATCAAAACCAGTTCCGCACCGTAACTCCATAGCATCAAACAAGTGGTTAATAAGCTGTGCTTGTGACTTATCACTGGCCTTCCCAAACTCCTCAGCTATCCTAGGAACAGTAACCCTTAAGACTGCTTCTTCCTCAATTACAATAGTCATTGCTTCTCCTTTTTCTCTCCATCAAACAAATAAAGGCAAAACATTTGTATCTCGCCTTTTAAGTGCTTAAAGTCATCTTTGTTTATCTCAAACACACTGCAATACTCTGTCACTGAGTCACTCAACAGGTCAATCCTTCCCCCTAGGTCTGATTCCATGTATTTAGGTGTGCTTGATGCCTGAAACAGCTTATCTATCAACATAGCTGCGTGGTAATCGATAAATTCCTTTTCCATCACTTAAACTCCGGTATATAATTGTTAAGCTGTTGCCAATATCTCAGCAGATGATAGAACATCAATCTGGCCCTGTGCATCTCCTCTGGACTATGCTCTATTAGCAGAACTTCACCTGGTTGCTGAGTTCCTATGAATAGATTATAGTACTTAGTTTTAGGTAAGTAAAGTCCAAGCCCATCTGCATAAGCTGCTAACTGCATTCTATGTTCATCATATGCTTTCATCTTACTAGAGTCGCTCTTGGTCTTGAAGTCTAACACATAATGATAATTATACATGCCATCTGTTACAGTGGAGTACAAGTCAACCTTACCTCCAAACCCACTACGATGCGCAAATGATTCTTCAGGAAACCACTTAATCTTAGTAAAGTGCTCATCTATCAGCTGTATAGCAGGCTCTATGAACTCTTTATCCTCTCCTAGCTCTCCAGTAAGATAATATTGCTCAAGGGCGTCATGAAGCTCTGTACCTCTCTTAGCGGCTTCTTCTGACTTCTGTGTTGACCTAGCTACCACTTGACGCTTGTATACATCCGCATCATCAGACCATGAACAATACTCTATCTCCATTGCAGCCTCTAACAGCTGGTCCCTCTTCCACCTGTCAAGCCCTGGCTTAGCTGCCACTTGCATTATTGTTGTTACAGAGGGCACCCAGTTATTCTTCTTAGCATCTCTTAGTGTTGTAGGGCGTTCCCCTTTCTTTGGGTCAGCATAGGGCACTGTATATCTAGAGTTGCCTTCTAGGTCGTAGTAATGGCTCATGATAGTCCTTCCTTTATTAGTGTGCGTTCCCAGTTATGCATACAGGTATAGTGCAGCCCGTACCCCTCTACCCACAGCTTCTCTCCATCATCTATTACGGCCAGTATGTTGTTACCATTAATTCTCAAGTAAACCTCACCACAATTCCCCTCATGCAACGATACCTCATACCTCTCGCCTTCCTGTTTCACTCTTAATCTGCTCACAATCTCTCTCCTTCTACAGTGTAAAATTTAACAGAGATGTTATGCTCCCTGCAAAAGTCAATCTCTGCATTAACCCCCACAGACCTATCCCATCCTGGCATGCACATGACCCACATCTCATCACACCTCTTAAGGATGTTATAGTCATGCTTCTCCCAGTAGTCCCATGTATGCGGTAATGCCTCCCCATCCTTTGTGTTAGCAATCTCATGTCCATGCACAATAACACTAAGTAAGGTGTGTGTGTCTTTATGCTGTACTTGTAGCTTGGCAGTAAGTTGGGCCACTCTTGCAGCCCTTAAGTTCATAACACTAGCATCCTTGTGTGTGTATGGATTAGATATGTACACAAGTTTCATCTAGTCACCCCCAAGCATAATCACTGGCTGCTTGTTCTTAATGATAGAATTATGTATGCACACAGCAACCCAGAACGCCCAGAATGCAGCCCCTCCTTGTGTTAGAGGCTCCATGTAATCCGCTGCGTTAAACAAGATAACAACTGCATATACAAACCCTGTAATCATCAAGATAGTTTCACAGAATGACAGTACAATGCCCAGTATTACTAGTGCTGCTCTTAGTATATTCATACTTCCTCCAAAGGCAAGGCCTGTTCTATACAAAAACTCTCTAAGACGTTGTATATAATGTCTGTCACATCATGCACGGTC